TATTTACTGGTAGTTTAAACGGTAGCGTTAATGGTACACTTAGCGGAGATGTCACAAGTACAAATACATCATCATTTAACAACTTAAATGTAAGTGGATCATTTACATCCACTGGTACACTCGAAGGAAACTTTAATGGTAACCTTGAACTAGGTGGCCTTAATGAATATAAGATTACAAACGAATATGATGATGTAGTAATTAACGAATTTGGCGAAGTACAAAACTTAAATGGACAAGCACCTAGTTATTTCTTAGACTGGACAAACTTTGTTAACAAGCCTACTATTCCTTCTGTAACAGACGAAATATCAGAAGGCGCAGGCGCAGCAAACTTATACTTTACAAATGCAAGAGCACACGCTGCTATTACTGGCGGCACTGGAGTTACTGTTGCTTCCGGAGTAGTAGCAATTGGACAAGACGTTGCTACTAACGCAACTCCTACTTTCCTTAACTTAACTGTTACTGGAGATTTAACAGTTTCTGGCACTACTACAACACTTAATACCCAACAGCTATTAGTTGAAGATAACATTATCACATTAAACAGTAGTGTTACTTCAGGCGCACCTACATTAAATGCAGGTATTGAAATTAGCCGCGGGGACGAAGGTGTTAAACAGTTTGTATGGGACGAAACAGTTGACAAATGGTCATTCGGAAGCGAAACTGTTGTAGCAGCTACATTTGAAGGTAACCTAAATGGTAGTATTACAAGTCCAAGTGCAACAGTTGAATTAACAAGTGCAACAAACAAAATTAGAAGCTACTATGCAACATTAGCAGATTTACCAAATGCAACTACATATGCAGGTATGTTTGCAGTTGTACAAGCTGAAGGCGAAGGTTATGTAGCCGTAGGAGGTTCTTGGAACAAGCTAATAAGAATTGGCGGCGGTCTAACAACAGACAGTGTTAGTGAAGGTGATAACAATTTATACTGGACTACAGCAAGAGGCAATGCAAACTTTACAGCTAACTTATCTGCAATATCAACAGATAACCTAGCAGAAGGTAGTTCAAATAGATATTACCAAACTACTTACTTTAATCAAGACTTTGATTATAGATTAGGCAACTTACTTACAAGTGATATTGAAGAAGGCACAACTAACTTATATTGGACTGAACAACGCTTTGATGATGCTCTTAGTTTAGCAACATCAGATGATCTAGCTGAAGGTCTTAATAATTATTACTTTACAAATGCAAGATTTAATACAGAGTTTGGAAATAAAACATTAAATGATCTATCACAAGTAACTCTTGGATCTCCAGCAGTTGGAGACGTACTACAATGGGACGGTAGTGCATGGACTAATGGTGGCTCATTTGCTCAACTTAATGCTGACCTAAAAGGTTCGGTGTTTGCAGACGATTCTAGTATAATGATCGACGGCATAACTGGCGAAATTAAAGGTACTATTAACAACGATGAAATGAGTGTACTTAAACAAGGTGACACTATATTCTTTACACCGACTACTATTAGTGACGGATTTAGATTTACTCCAGGTTCTGCAGCTAGTGTATATATAGACGGTGACACTGTCCTTAATGGCACTGTTGATGTAACTGGTAATGTAAGCACTAAAACTGGTGTTAACTTTATTCCAGAATTTGATCTAGACGGCGACATTGGTAGTACTGAATTTAGATACGGTAATATGCACATTGGCAATATTACAGCAGAAAATGTTACGGGTGATTTAACTGGTAGTGTGTTTGCACTAGATAGTACACAAATTATTAACGACATCGACGGCACAGTAGTTGGAGATGTTATTAACTCTAACACTACAACAGGTGTACTAAAAACAACTAAACTTTCAAGAGGTTGGACAGAACTAATAACTAGTATTACTGCTGAACCAGGTAGTCACTATATTGTTGATACTAGTGTAACTGGTGGAATAACAATAACACTACCAGCCGCAGCAGAACTAGGTGACGAATTTAGAGTAATAGACGGCTTCGGTGAAGCATCGAATTTCAATATAACTATTTCAAGAAACGGACACAATATCCAAGGAAGAGCAGACGATTTAATAATCCAAACTGATCGAGCTGCTTTTGGACTAGTTTACTATAACGTCGAACAAGGTTGGATATTAACGGAGAATTAATAAATGTTTTTAGCAGAAATTAAAAACGCAGCAGCAAAAAGTAAAACTGTTGCAGAATCATACAGTGCAGGAAACGGAGACACTATCATTGTTGATCCTGCTCCGAGAGTCAGTAATGACGGACTGTACGATTTTAAGCCAGGATTTTATATAACTCTTCCGGCAGCGCCAGCAGACGGTGATACAGTAAGAGTCATAGTTAAGGGTTACGGTCATGCAACTAATGCAGTAAGTATTAGAGGCAGTCATCCAATTGATTATAGAATTGCAAATACTACACAAGTACCAGACGGTACTTGGAACAACGTATCTTTAGGTGATAAGAAAAGCCTTATATTAGATAGTAGTAACTTAGAAACATTACTAGTATATGATGGTACAAATAATCGGTGGGATACAAATATATCTACAGCATCATCGAATCTAAACTATCGTAGACTCCGTTTAACAGAAACAGAACTAGCAGCAGCAAACGTACAATTAGTTACAATTGCTACTCCGCCTGCAATGTGGGATAATCCGTTTCAATATGATGCAACTATTGCTGAAGAAGATGTTGAAGGATGGAGTGGTCCAACTGCATGCGCAAATTGGCTTGGATATGTAGAAAATAAATATGGTTTCCAACTATTGTTCGGTGACGGCGCAAATTGGCCAGACAATGGCACAGCGGTATTTGGCGACTCTGATTGGCACGATCATAACTGGGATAATGTTAGACCGGCAAACACAGTAGCGTATGCAACACAAGATGCTGCTGATACGTTAACTGACTGGGGATGGTATATTGGCACAAATGGCACAGGTGCACTAGAAACTCAAGCATTTTGGAACGCTGCAACTGCCACTAAAGGCACTACTATTGGTAACATGGTCGTTGGATTTAGAGCCTGGCTCTCCCAAATAAACGAAGGATTATTACAACCAACTGATTTATCTATTAGTTATAATACGCAAGATATTTTTCCTGACCCAGCAGCAAACGAAGGTTATGCAGCAACATTGATGCAAGACTTTAATACAAACTTTGCTACTGTAAGAACTGAAATTGCAGCTGATCGTCCTTTCTTTGCATGTTGGAGACATTGGAACTTAACTGAAGCAGGAAATGCAAATAAGCTTCCTCCAGAAATTATCGGAGGCGATTCTTTAACTAAATCACTACCTATTAAATTCTATGATTGGGCAACATTAAACAATGCCGGACCAAATGGAGAAACATACTATGTCGGTGGTGCAGACAATTATGAAAACTCAGTAGGACATTGGACTCTTGTAGTAGGTTATATTGAAACAGGTGCAGGTTATGCAACTACAGCAGATCTTGCAATACACCCGCACTTAGCACCTAATTCTAAATATCTATTAGTAATTGACGAACTACATTCATCAAATATAGAAGGCTCACCAGCAGGAGTATCTTCGATAGCAGGAGTAGATGCAAGAAATATTAAAGCTATTCCAGTTATAGAAAATGGTGTAACGACAAATAGAGCTAACTTACTAGCTACAGTATTTTGTCAAATAAGTAACGCAACGTTTGCAGTATAAGGTAACACTATGGCAAAGAATTTAAAAGAAGAACAACAGAAGATATATGATTATGTTACTACTATGCTTGGCGGAGGCATGGTCGATGTTGAACTTGATCCAGTACATTATGAAACAGCACTATCTAAAGCGTTATCACGTTTTAGGCAGCGCAGTGATAATAGTGTTGAAGAAAGTTACAGCTTTCTTACATTAGTAGAAGATCAAAATGTTTATACGTTGCCGGACGAAGTTATCGAAGTACGTAAAATGTATAGACGTAGTATCGGTTCACGCAGCGGCGGTGGTGATGGCGGCACAACGTTTGATCCGTTTAATCTTGCGTACACTAACACTTACTTGATGAGTTCGAGTTCAATAGGCGGACTATTAACGTATGAGTTATTTTCAGGATATCAAGAACTTGTAGGACGTATGTTTGGTAGCTTTATTGAATTTAAATACAATAATAACTCAAAGCAATTAACTATATTTCAGCGTCCAAGAGGCGATGGTGAAGAAATTCTAATGTACACATATAATCATAAGCCTGACATTATGATAATAACAGATACATACTCAGGACAATGGATTAAAGATTATACACTTGCAGTATGTAAGCATATGCTAGGCGAAGCACGTAGTAAATTTGCTACTATTGCAGGACCACAAGGTGGTTCAACTCTTAATGGCGACAATCTCAAAGCAGAAGCACAAGGTGAAATGGAAAAGCTTGAAAACGAAGTAGCAATGAATATGGCCGGCGGTAATGGCTATGGATTTGTAATAGGCTAAATCTACCTAAGTTGGCGCTAACGATTGCGGTTCCTTGTAAATACATATGTAACAAGGAGAAGCTAATGTGTTCACCATTTGTACGTAAAGAAGCTAACCGATTTAATTGGATGATTAAAGGACAGCTAATTGATATTTCTGAAAACGATAACACTGTTGAAAGACTATACGACTCTTACTTCAAAAGACTCTGGGGTAATATAGAAAACTATCTTCACGAAGAAGGTTTTGAGCAAGCATATGAAGATCGTGTAACAGAATTACGCATTGCAGAGATGTCTAAAGTTGCCGTTTTAGGTTATGATTAAGGTTGACATTTATTAATTTCTAGTTTATAATAAGTTATTACTAGGAGACATAAATGAGCAACCCTAAACTACTTGTCATCGGACACGGCCGACATGGTAAAGATACTGTATGCGAAATGCTGCGTGATCATTATGGATACACATTTGAAAGCAGTTCAAAGTTTTGCAGTTTGCAATTTATATACAACGATCTAAAGGACAAGTATGGATATGCTAATGAGGAAGAGTGTTATGCTGACAGGCATAATCACAGAGCAGAATGGTATAATGCTATCTGCGATTATAATGTACCTGATGCAGCGACTCTAGGCAGAGAAATGTTTGCTGCTTATGATATCTATTGTGGGCTACGCAACAAGCGTGAATTCTTTGCAATGCAAAACACTGGAGTATTTGACTACTGTATTTGGGTAGACCGTAGTATGCATCTAGAAGCTGAATCTACCGACTCAATGAGCTTAGAACAATGGATGGCCAATTTTACTATTGACAACAATGGCACACTGGACGATCTAAAGTTTAATTTAGACCAGTTAATGAGTTACTTAAAAGTCAGGAACTAAGTCTCCTTGCTTCCACTTAACACCTTGCTTCTGCATAATGCGTTGACAGTTAGCACATATAGTTTTTAAGTTATCACTACGACAATTACTAAGTTTTCCATCTATATGATAAACGTCAAATTGTTCAGGGTGTATACTCTTATAACTACATTTTTCACAAACTGCTTTTTTCCTATAACCGGCCTGGTGCCATAGTGGCCAACCTTTTCCCTTGCCGCCATATCTAGCACAGCTTTCGCATTTAGACCGATAGAATGTTCTATTGCTTTTTTTATAGTTAATAGCAGCAGGATTTCGATTACAATTTTTACAAATAGGTCTCATAACATATTTAGCTGCCCTTTATGGTCCCTTTATTAGGGTGTTTTCCGCGGCGTTTTGTTATCAAAGTGCTAAATAATATAAAGACAACAACGCTCATAGGAGAAATACAAAATGGCTTTAGAATCACCAGGAGTACAGGTTAGCGTAATAGACGAAAGTTTTTATACGCCAGCTGAACCAGGTACAACACCACTCATTATTGTTGCGTCCGGACAGGATAAAACAAACAGTTCGGGCACTGGAATTGCCCCAGGAACACTTGCAGCTAATGCAGGTGAAGTATACACAATTACAAGTCAGCGTGAACTAGCTGAAACATTCGGCGATCCATTGTTCTACACAGATGCAAGCGGTGCATCAGTACACGGTGGCGAGCAAAACGAATATGGTTTACAAGCAGCATATAGTTTCTTAGGTGTAGCTAACAGAGCATACATTGTTCGTGCAGATGTTAACTTAGCAGAATTAACTGCTACTTCAGAAGCACCGGCAGCAAATCCAGCACCGGGAACATATTGGTTTGATACTGCTGCAACTAGTTTTGGTATGTTTGAATGGAATTCAAGCGCACCTACATCAACTGGCGGACAGAAGTTCAAGCAAATTACACCTATTGTAATTACTGATGATACACAAGTTAGTAATGTAGGAGCTCCGATAGCAAGTGTTGGCACAGCAGGTAACTATGCAGTTACGGCTACTACTGCTAAACCAATTAAACGTATGTGGTACAAAACAAAAACTAATGCGTGGGTAGAAGTAGGATCAAATGCATGGTCCATGGCTTGGCCGACTGTGGTTGGTACAAAGAGTACACCTATTGTAAATGCTGGTGACACTTTTACAATTACTGCAACTAACTTAAACATTACTGCTACTGTTCCAAGTAACGGATCACTAGACTTACTAACTACTGAATTAAACACACAAATTACATCTGCAGGTAAATCGAGCGTTATATCTGCTAGCGTTGTAAATGGAAAGTTTGAACTAAATGTAAGTAATTCAATTGACGGATCGGCTGCTGCAACTGGCGCATCTAATCCAATTACACTAGGCGGAACATTGCTTGCAGCTAATGCTGTAGACAGTGTGATTGGCGTTGCATCTGGTATATATTATCCACCAGCATTGCAAATGTCCGGCCACACAAGAGTACCTGAGTGGAAAACAAATGATACAAATTCTCGTCCAAGCGGAAGTATGTGGGTTAAAACAACAGATCCAAATGGCGGAGCAAAATGGCGTATTAAAGTATGGAACGATGATACAAGACTTTGGGACGAGCAAGCAGCACCAATATACTCAACTAACCAAGATGCAATCTATAACTTAGATAGAACAGCTGGCGGCGCTAACATTGGCGTTGGTACATTGTATGTACAATCAAATGCAGGCGAAAGCGCAGGCGCTGATGCTACTCCGGCACTAGCTAACTTTAAAATCTTTAGAAGAGAAATATTAGGTGCAGTAAGTATTACTTCTAGTCCAATTACTGGAGCGACATTTACTAATAACGTAGTATACGAATTTACAATTAGTGAATCAGCACCAAACGCAACAGCACTATCATTAAGAAACGGTAGCTTTACAGGATCTGATGACGCAACAACTAGTGCAGAACGCTTTGTTGCAGCAGTTAATGCAATGGGACTAACATATGTTTCTGCAGAAGTTGATGCTCAGAGTCGTGTTGTTATATCACATTCAACAGGCGGCGAAATGAGAATTAACGATGGCACTCAATTGCCATTCTCAACAGCAGGCTTTAGTGCATTTGTAAGTGCAGGTGTTGGTACAGCTAACTTATACGGCGCACCTGGCGGCACTGCTAACAGTTATGTTGCAAGTGGCTGGAGATTCCTTGCTCCTGCAAGTGCAGGTAACAATCCTACTAGTTTAACATCTGATGGCGCAATTTGGTATAACTCTATTGTTGACGAGTTAGACTTTATGATACATGACGGCACAGGCTGGAAAGGATACAAAAATGTATTCACTACATTTACTGGTCCTATTGTTAGTGCAACACAGCCTGTTGCAAGACAAGATGGTTCTTCAGCACTAGCATATGGTGACATTTGGGTAAGTACAGCAGACTTAGAAAACTATCCAATGATTTATCGTTACACACAAGCAGGTGTTTGGGAATTACTAGACGGTACTGATCAAACAACAGAAGATGGTGTATTATTTGCAGATGCACGTTGGGGCACAACAGGCGGCATTTCTACGCAGCTAAACCAAGCAACAATTACTGATTTGCTAACTAGTGATTATTTAGATCATGATGCACCTGATCCTGCACTTTATCCACGTGGTATGCTATTACTGAATACACGTAGAAGTGGATTTAATGTTAAAGAATTCCGTCGTAATTATGTTCCACTAACAGAAGAAAATCTTCGCGGCTCAGATGACGGTACTTCAATGAGCAATTATTATCCACACCGTTGGGTAACAATTTCTACAAACAATGAAGATGGTTCCGGAGCATTTGGACGTAACGCACAGCGTAAAGTTGTAATACGTGCATTACAGGCAATGGTTAATAGTAACGAAGCAATCCGCGATGAAGAAGGCTTAAACTATAACTTAATTGCTTGCCCAGGATATTCAGAGCTAATCAATGAAATGATTACATTGAACGTAGACAGAGGACTAACATCGTTTGTACTAGGTGATACACCATTTAGATTAAACTCAAGTGGCACTTCACTAAACAACTGGGGCAATAATGTTGCAGGTTCTTTTGAAGATAATGATGATGGTATTGTTACTTCAGACGAGTACTTAGGCGTTTATTATCCAAGTGGTATTACTAGTGACAATGCAGGTAACAATGTGGTTGTTCCGGCATCACACATGATGTTGCGTACATATGCATTAAGTGATCAAGTTAGCTACCCATGGTTTGCACCAGCAGGTACAAGACGTGGCGGCATTACTAACGCAAGTGCAGTAGGTTATGTAGATGCAGAAGGCGAATTTAAAACAGTAGCATTAAACGAAGGTCAACGTAATGTTCTATATAATGTAAATGTTAATCCAATTACATTTATTACAGGAAGCGGTGTAGTTGCTATGGGTCAAAAAACTCGTGCAAGAAATGCAAGCGCACTTGATAGAGTTAACGTTGCTAGATTAGTTGTGTACTTACGCAGACAACTAAATGCTCTTGCTAAGCCTTATATCTTTGAGCCTAACGATAAAGTTACACGCGATGAGATTAAACAACAAGTTGAGAGTTTAATGCTTGAGCTAGTTGGACAACGTGCGTTATATGACTTCTTAGTTGTATGTGACGAGTCTAACAATACTCCAAGCAGAATTGACCGTAATCAGCTTTATGTAGACATTGCAATTGAACCAGTCAAAGCAGTAGAATTTATTTATATTCCACTACGCTTGAAAAATACTGGTGAAATTGGAAGTCTCTGAATTGATAAATATATATAAGATAACAGGAGCAAATTAATGGCTATATCAACTCTTTCAAAGTTTACAGTACCTCTTGCTAGCAGTGACTCTGCTAGCAACCAAGGTCTGTTAATGCCAAAGCTACAGTATCGCTTCCGCCTTACTTTAGAAAACTTTGGTGTTAGTACACCGACGACAGAACTAACAAAACAAGTAGTAGACGTAACTCGTCCAACTGTAGGTTTTGAACAAATGACACTAGATGTCTACAACAGTAAAGTTTACCTAGCTGGTAAGCATAGTTGGGAACCAATCACTATTAACTTACGTGAAGATGTTAACAACAATGTGCAAAAACTAGTTGGCGAACAACTACAGAAGCAGTTCGACTTTTACGAGCAATCAAGTGCAGCATCTGGACAAGATTACAAATTCGTAACACGCATTGAAATCTTAGATGGTGGCAACGGTGCTAACACACCAGTAGTACTTGAAACATTCGAACTATACGGTTGCTATGTAGAAAATGCAAATTATAATCAGTTAAGCTATTCAGCTAATGATCCAGTAACAGTTACATTGGCTGTTCGCTACGACAACGCAATCCAGTCACCACAAGGTACTGGCATTGGTACAAACGTTGGTCGTTCAACAGGTTCGTTAGTAACTGGCGGCGGCGCATAATTATAAAAAAAGAGTTGACTTAACTTTAGGGAGGATCGTAACTGGTCCTCCTTTTTTAATAATATGCGTACATAAACATTAAGGATAAATATTTACATGGCAAATAAACTTAATGGATTCTTAGACAATTTACAAAACGGCTTACTAAGCCCTAAAGGAAATTTAGGAGACTTTCAGCATGCAGCTAGACTGTTTACTGACGATTCGTTTCGGCTTGCTCCTAAAACTAAATTTCTTTACCATGTTGTATTTAATATTAACCCTAGTGTACCAAATATAAACTTTGACAAACTAGAACTAAACATGTTAGTTAAAAATGCAGAACTTCCAAAGTTTGCATTTGATACTAATGTAATTAATCAATATAATCGTAAAAAAATAGTTACTACTAAAATTAATTACGAACCTGTACAAATTGCATTTCACGATGACAATAACAATACTACTACTGATATGTGGAAAGCATATTATAAGTATATGATTGCAGATGGCAACTATGTTGGAGTAGGCTACAGTGAAGATACTAGCGGCAACCCACAAGGTTCAAATAATGCGTACGGATTAAATCCGTATACTGCTGTTAACGGAGCGTATGGCTTAGATTATAATACAGCAGGGTCTAAAAAAAGATTCTTCACAAGTATACAAATTAGTCAGCTATCTAGACATAGACACTTTACATATACATTAGTTAATCCTGTTATTGTATCTTGGAGTCACGATTCAGTAACTGCATCAGAAGGTGGTGGATTATCCGAAAGCCAAATGCAAATTGCATATGAATCTGTAATATACCATAATCCAGGTAATGTTAAACCTGATACACCTAGCGGCTTTGGTGAAAGACATTATGATAATATGCCAAGTCCTATTAGTGCAGCAGGTGGAGGCAGTGCAACACTGTTTGGCCCTGGCGGCGTTGTAGAAGGTGTTGCTGATATATTTGATTTAATCGGGTCTGGTAAATCATATAGTTCGTTAGGTGGGTTTTTAGAAACAGTTATTACAGGTGCAAATACTTACAAAAACTTTAGTCAACTTAATAGTTCGGGAATAAAGGGTGAAGGTTTGGGTATACTTACTAACAGCTTGCAATCAAATGTAACTGTGTCCGGACTGACAGACACTGCGTTCCCCAAAGTTGCACAAGCAAGCACCGACGCATCGTTAAATACTCAAGTTAGTGCAAATGCTGGATCAACAGCAGGCAATAATGCTTCAGCACAAGAAGTTGAGATTCGATCAAGTGTAAAGAAATTAGACGACTTTGCGTTGTCAACTGTATACCGAACTGAATATATTAACGAAATAGGATCTAGTGATATGAACGAAATAACAGAATCTTACAATTTGTTAAGTGAGTCTAAAAAAACAGAATACAGAGAATCTGCTCTACAATCTATTAGACAAACATTAAAGGTAAAGTAATATGGTAGTTAGCACTAATTTAGAATCAACTACTGATAAAGAAACAAAAACATTCTTTAATCAGTATTATACAGTTGAATTGTCTTATCCCGCAAATGAAATAGATGCAGTAGTAAACTTTTTTACAAAAAGAGGATTTGAAATAACTCCGGCTGTTAGTGTTGCTACTGTGATTTTACAGCAAGCAAAACTAGAAAATGTTGCAGTATTCGAAGTACTAGATACATTAAAAGGTTTAGAAGAAGTACAAATAAGTGCAGTGGTTGCAGAAGTTGTTAATTTAAACAGACCCAAAACTAGTGTTGTTGGGACTAAAAGTAACAATCAAATACAAAGTTTAGATCATCGAAATATATTACCTTAATGGGACGATTTGCTCAAGGAAAATACAGTCTCGTAAATCCTGAAAAGTACGCAGGTGGACGTTCCCCGACATATCGCAGTAGTTGGGAATGGGCAATGATGAAATTTTGTGATGAAAATGCAAACGTATCGCAATGGGCAAGTGAAGCAATTAAAATACCTTACAGAAATCCACTGTCGGGTAAGTATACCATTTATGTACCAGACTTTTTTATTGTATATGTGGATCGTAACGGAAAGCAGCGAGTAGAACTAATCGAAGTTAAGCCAGAGAATCAAGCTAACAGTCAGAAGCTTGGAAAGAGTAAAGTTAATCAAGCACACTATATTGTTAATATGGCCAAGTGGGAAGCTGCTAGAGCCTGGTGCAAGCAAAAAAACATTTCATTTAGAATAATTACCGAAAAAGATATCTTCCACAATGGCAAACGAAGATAAATAATACTAGCATATAACGGTAAAGAACAATGACAAAAAAATTAGAAGAACTACTTAACTTACCCGAAAACAAGAACGATGAAGTAAATCCAACGCCACCGGCAGTTGCTAACGACATTGATGACACATTTCGGGATATGGAAGATTTTGATAAAATAGCAAGTGCATTACCTAGTGTTAAAGGGTTAGGCGAAAAAGCAGACTCGGAACTAGATCATATTGCACAGCGAGCATTAGACTCATTTGAAGATCTTATGAGTTTAGGAATGAATGTCGAAAGTCGCTATAGTGGCAGAGTGTTTGAAACTGCTGGCGGAATGTTAAAGACTAGTTTAGATGCAAAGACTGCTAAGTTAGACAAGAAATTAAAAATGATCGAGTTGCAACTTAAGAAACAAAAAGCTGATAATGACAGTGGTGCAAATTTAGAAGACCCAATTCTAGGGTCTGCATCAATAGTTACGGATCGCAATAGTTTACTAGAGAAACTTCGCAAAGTTGATAAATAGAGTATAGTTGGGAACAGAGACAAATGAAAAAATTTAACGATTTTCTTACAGAATCAAAAAAAGTATATAACTTTAAGATTAGAATTGCAGGCGAATTGCCTGAAGCATGTGAAGATAGAATGGAAACTGCATTGAAGAAATTTGGTGTAGAAAATATGAGTAGTGCGTCAAAAACACCAATCGTAGAACGTCCGTTAGATTTCCCACAATTAACAAACTGCGAAGTATATACATGGGAAGTTGATTTAGGATATCCTACTACATCTCATCAATTACAAGAATATTTAAGAAGCACTTGTGGGTTACCACTATCGCATCTTATTGTACGTAGCCCAAATGAGCCACAAGAAGATTATCAAGAAACATCAGACAATGAAAACTATGAAGCAATGCTTAATAGTGATTATGATGCTCAAACAGAAAATCAAAAAATGGCACCAAGTAACCAAGTAATGGATCTACTAAAAGAATTAGAAGTTGCACGTAAAGAACGTGATCACGATCCTATAGATAGTGTGCGAGCAGCACCGGAGGCAGAATAATGACTAATATTAAAGACATGATTCAAGCAATGGATCAAATTGAAAACAATGCAAAAACACCTGCAATAATAAATGAAGCAAGTGTAACAGTAAGTGCAAATGCAGAATCAGCAGCCGAAGTTGGTGAATTAATGCGTGTACTAACACTAGGCGGGGCTATCCACAATGATGGTTCAGCAGAAGAAATTCCGCATCCACATGCGCATAGTGAACCTGAGCAAGGACCAACACTACGTGGTGGTGACATTGACACTGATATGATGAAGCGTCAACTAATGTCAATGGATGCAGGTGAAGAAGAAGCAACTGAAGAATATGCAAATGAGCCAGACGAAACACATCACAGTTTATCTGATCTACTTGCATCAGGCGACGATATTCACAAAAAGAAAAAGTCTTATGCTCCGACTAATGGCGCAGACAATCCAATGTCTGAAGAAGAAGTTAGTGTTAAAGAAACATTACTAGCAGCACTTGCACAAATGGACGAAGCACAATCACCAGCACAAAAAGCAGCGTTTCAAGCAATGCTAGATAAGAAAAAAGGTGCAAAGCCAGCAGACACAGACGATGCTGACAAGAAGCCAGACGACGAAGACAAAGAAGTTGATGAAGCTGCTAAGCCAGACTTTGCAGATATTGACGGTGACGGCGACAAGAAAGAGCCAATGAAAAAAGCTGCCAAAGATAAAAAAGCAGCTAAAGAAGATGTAAAAGAAGAGTTATGGAATGACTTGATCGAAGCTATGGGTGGTGTAATAGAAGGTCGTGGCAAAGTAATGGCTGGACGTGGACGTGGCAAAGACAAGAAGCTAATGGCTGGGCGTGGACGCGGCAAGAAGAAAAAGTAATTCCTACCGATGGAATGAACGGACCAAATAGGCTCTTCGGAGCCTATTTTCTTGAGTAAATAGCTGTATGGTACAAGACAAAGTTGACTGGACAGAATATTTTAAACACATACAACCAGTATGTCCCTGGAGCGGCGCAGCTTGGAAAAAGGGCGAAATAAAAGTAAAGTACTGGGACGGTGTAACAGAAGAGCTAGAATCGAATCAAGCTATTATATACATATGCAAAGGTTACAATCGCAGACGTTTAAAGAAACTTTGTAAAAAAATAGATGCAAGTTTAAAATATGAATGGTTGTGGAGTGAGCCTACGCACGGAGATTATGCAAGTCCAGTGCCTATATTAATACAACAAGATAGACGTACATTGTTTAATTTAAGATTCGATACTGGCTACTACAACGATAAGATAGGTTAAATAATATTATGGCAGCATCATTAGACGGCGTCTTAATTAAAAAGGCGAATAGACAAGAAACATTTACAGAAGAACAAGTTGCAGACTTAATGGCCTGCATGGATCCTGACACTGGGTATTTGTATTTTGCTAAAAAGTTTGCATACATTCAGCATCCTGTAAAAGGTAAACTGTTGTACGATCCTTACGAATATCAGTTAGGATTAATGGAGAGTTACCACAACTTCCGTTTTAACATTAATATGATGCCTAGACAAACAGGTAAGACCACATGTGCTAGTATCTATCTAGCATGGTATGCAATGTTTGTACCGGATCAGACTATTCTAGTTGCTGCACACAAATACACAGGTGCACAAGAGATTATGTCACGCATACGCTTTGTGTATGAAACTTGTCCTGATCACATACGTGCAGGCGTTACAAGTTATAACAAACAATCAATTGAATTTGAAAACGGTTCTCGTATTGTAGCGCAAACAACAACAGGCAACACAGGACGTGGTATGAGTATCTCGTTACTATA